GAGGCCGTTTCTGCGGTCGATGCGCCGCACTACTGGCCAGCGGACAAGAAAGCCGAGTTTGCGAAGCTGCCGGCTGCCCTTCAGACCCTTGTGGCTGAACAGGAAGCGGGCCGCGTTGCTGCGGTGAACAAGGCGCAGCAAGAGGCGGTGCTGGCGCGCAAGGCGGTCGAGGCGGAAGTCGCCCAGACGCAGGCGCTCAATCAACAGCTTTCGCAGACCGCTACGGCTGCGCAGGCGTATCACAATCGGGTTGTCCCTGAACTTGGGATGCCTTGGGAGCAAGTGGACTGGCAAGAGTGGTTCCGCGAAGATCGCGCGACCGCCGCCACGTTCCGTGCCCAATACGATGCCGAGCGCGAGGAGATCCAGCGGGTAGAAGCCGCCAAGGATCAATCCGAACAGCTCGCTTACAGGCAGTTCCTCCAGGCGGAAGCCGCGAGACTGCCGGAAGTGGCCCCCGATCTGGCCGACCCGACGCATGGTCCCAAGCGTAAATCCGAACTGCTGAACTATCTCGGCGGCAAGGGCTACACGCAGGACCGGATCGGGCGCTTCGGAGCCCTCGACCTCTCGCTGGCTTACAAAGCCATGATGTTCGACGCAGCGCAGGCGAACGCCCAAGCCCTGAAGTCGGCCCCGCAAAAATCCCCGCCATCCGCCCGCCCGATCCGTCCGGCGGCTGCGGCTTCGGCGCCGTCCCAATCGGTACGCATCAAAGAGCTTGAAGCCCGCGCGGCTCAAACCGGCTCGCTTGATGACGTGCTTGCGCTTCGCAGAGCGAAGAGAAAGGCAAGTGGCTAATGGCCGCTCCCACGAATACGGTCACGACCGTCAACAACATCGGCATCCGGGAAGACCTGGAAAACGATATCTACCGGATCGCTCCGGAAAAGACCCCGTTCACCTCCAACATCGGCACCTCGAAGGCGTCTTCGACGTTCAACGAATGGCAGACCGAAGACATCGAAGCCGTTGACGCCTCGAACTTCCAACTGGAAGGCGACGACGTCGGCACTCTCGATGGCGCCCGTCTGTCCACTCGGGTCGGCAACTACACCCAGATCTTCCGCAAGTCCGGCGCTGTTGCCGGCACTCAGGAAGCGGTGTCGCTGGCCGGTCGCGCCGACGAAATGGACCGCCAAAAGATGCTGGCCGGTCTGGCTCTGAAGCGGGACGTTGAGGCCCGCATGATCGGCAACTTTGCCAGCAACGCGCAATCGGGCGGCACTCCTCGCAAGCTCGGCGGCGCTCTGGCGTGGATCACGTCGAACGACAGCCGTGGGGCCGGTGGCTCCGATGGCGGGTTCAGCGGTGGCACCGTCGCTGCCGCTACCAACGGCACGCAACGCACCTTTACCGAGGTTCTGGTAAAGTCGGTGCTGGCTACGGCGTTCGGCAACGGCGCCATGTTCAGCCAGGCTTACATGAGCGGCACGCACAAGCAGCAGTTCAGCGGGTTCACCGGCATCGCCGATATTCGCTCGAACGTGTCGGGCAAAAGCCAAGCCACGATCCACGGCGCGGCGGACGTCTATGTGTCGGACTTCGGCGCTATCACGCTGATCCCGCACCCCTACGGCCTGACCCGTGACTGCCTGTTCATCGATCCGTCGATGGTGGCGGTCGGCACTCTGCGGGCCACCTCCAGCAAGGCTCTCGCGTCTGCGGGCGATAACGAGAAGTTCCTGCTTACCTGTGAGAAGACCCTGGTTGTTCGCAACCAGCGCGGGCTCGGCGTCGCTGCCGACCTGACCTGATGACCAAGGGGGGAGGGCTTCGGCTTTCCCCCCGCATCCCCAAGAGAACATGACCGACGAAACCGTGATTGCGGACGCTCCTCGCCGTGGCCGTCCGCCGAAGGCCGAAACTCCCGAGGGCATGGTCTGGATGACCGTGACCAAGGCCGGTGACGGCCATATCAGCACGGGCGAACACGTTGCGGGCGTGGGTGACGTGACGTTCAAGCGCGGCGACCGATTCCTTGCGCCTGAAGCCTCGGTTGAGGCTCTGGAGGCCAAGCACTACGCAGAGGCCGACTGATGAGCGGCTTCAAGCCGTTTCTGGCGGCGGACGAGACGGGCATTGCCCACTTCCGCCGCAACAACGGCGACGGCACGACTAGTTATCTTGCGGTGCAGGATAACGACCCGATCCTCGACGCTAACAAGGCGATGGCCACGCACAACGACGGGTATTCGTCCACGCGTGAGCTTCGCCGGGTGGCAAGCATCCCGATGCAGCTTCTGTATCACTGGATGCAGACGGAAGGGTGGGACCCGTTCGACCCCGCCAATCAGCACAAGCTGGCCCAAAAGCTGAACTCCAACGAGTTTGAGTACCTGCGCACGGCGCCGGGCCACCTGGGCATGTCCAACGGGGTGATGCGGTGAGCCTTGGCACCTATGCCCAACTTCAGACGGCTATGGGGACGGTCGCCATCCGTTCGGATATGGCCACCTATGCGCCGGACTGTATCGCGCTCTGTGAGGCGCGGCTTAACAGGGAATTGCGCGTCCGGCGGATGATCGCCCGCGCTACGGCCACGCTGTCCTCGGAATACAGCACGGTTCCGACCGACTTTGTCGCACCGCGCACGTTCGTCGTGGGTGATCTGGCCCTGACCTATGTGACGCCGGACAAGGCTGACGAACTGGCGCTCGATACGGGCTTTACCGGCGACGTGCAGGTTTACTCCATCGTCGGGACCGAGTTCCGATACCTGCCGGTTCCTACGGCTTCGGCTACCGGCAAGCTGACCTACTGGCAGCGCATCCCCGATCTGGCGACCAACTCGACCAACTGGCTCCTGACAACCTCGCCCGACGTCTACCTTTACGGATCCCTCGTCCAGTGGGCGATGATCGTCAACGACGAGCGGCTTAGCCTCTGGTCGGGCCTCTATGAGCAAGCCTTGGCGGGCATGGTCGCGGCTGACCGTACCGAAAGCCTGGGCGCCGTCCTCTATCCCCAACTTAACATGGTGACGCCGTGACCCTTCGGAACGATTCCATTTGCTCGGATGCGCAGGCGATCACGCCTAGCAACACGACCGTGCTTGACCTCAACGGCTTCTACGTCGGCACGACCGGCAACGTCTCGGTTGTGACTGCCGGCGGAACGACGCTGACCTTTACCGCTGTTCCTGCTGGCGCGGTCATCCCCCTTCGGGTGCAGACGATCCGCTCCACTGCCACTACCGCTTCTAACATCGTGGGGTTTAAGGACTGATGGCCGCCTTCAACAAGTTTAACAGCTTTGTCGAGGTTCTGGCCGAGAAGGGCCACAACCTTGGATCGGACACCCTGAAGTGGGTGCTGACCAACTCGGCTCCGACGTCGTCCAATACGATCTTGGCCAACATCACACAGATCTCCAACGGCAACGGCTACACGACCGGCGGCACGGCGGCGACCACGTCCAGCTCGTCGCAGACGTCGGGAACCTACAAGCTGGTTCTGGCTGATACCGTGTTTACGGCGTCCGGCGGCAGCATGGGGCCTTTCCGCTATGCGGTGCTCTACAACGACACCGCGACCAACGATGAACTGATCGGTTATTACGATTACGGCTCGGCGGTGACGCTGGCCGATACCGAGACGTTCACCATCGACTGCGACCCGTCCACGGGCGTTCTCCAGATCGTCTGATGGCCGTAACCATCCCTGTTGCGCACGACCACGACGGGCGCCCGTTCCGCGACACTATCCTTCTAACCGACGCTGAACACGCCGCGCTTTCGCCTGAGCAAATCGAGGCGATGAAAGCCGCGCGCGTGCAGGGCTGGTTGGTTGCGACGGGCGTTTTGCCAGAGCCGCAGGAGTAGCGGATGGCTGATCGCTATTGGGTCGGCGGTTCGGGCAACTGGAACTCGACTAACACCGGCAATTGGTCGGCGACGTCGGGCGGCTCGTCGGGCGCGTCGGCTCCTGTCTCGGGTGATGACGTCTTTTTCGACGCCAACAGCGACAGCGGGGCCGGGTTTACGGTTACGATTGTCGCCACCGGGCCGACTATTCGGAACCTGACGATTTCGGGCCTAGATCAAGCGATGATCCTGGCCGGTACGGTCGGCATTGCTATTCAGGGCAACATCAGCCTTCCGGCGTCTAACTTCACTTGGTCAGGCACGGGGACACTGACGCTTAGCGGCTCGTCGTCCAGCCGCACGATTCTGACCAACGGCGTGACCATCAACGGTGACGTGACATTTAACTCTTCGGGCTCTGACTGGACGCTGCAAAGCGCGCTCACGGTCGGCAGCAACGACAACGTGACCTTGACGGCGGGAACGCTCGATACGGCGGGCTATGCCGTGTCCTGCCAGCTTTTCGTGATCAGCGGGACAACGACGCGCACGCTTACGCTCGGCGCGTCGGCGATTACCTGCACCGGCTCGGGCAACGCCTGGAACGCCACAACGACGACCAACCTTACGCTTAACGCCGGAACGTCCAACATCACGATGAGCCGCAACGCCAGCTCAAAGACGTTTGCGGGCGGCGGGCTTACCTACAACATCCTGTCGCAAGGCGGTTCGGGAACGCTGATTATCACGGGCGCAAACACGTTCGCCGATATCCAGAACCCCTACAAAACGACCGGCGCGACGATCATCGACTTTACGTCAGGCGTTACACAGACGGTCTCCGCCTTTACCGCGAGCGGCGAGGCTGGGCGCGTCCTGACCATCGAAAGCACGGTCGCTGCGTCAGCCGCTACGCTGTCCAAGGCGTCCGGCTCGGTTACGGTTGCTTACTGCTCGATCAAGGACTTGACCGCAACGGGCGGCGCGACGTGGAACGCGACCAACTCCACAAACGTCAGCGGCAACACCGGCTGGAACTTCGTAGCGGCGGGCTTCACGCTTACGGCGGACGCCGGGTCTTTTGCGCTGAATGGCCAGGCTGCGGGCCTGCTCGCTGCGCGCAAGCTGCCGGCGGCTTACGGCGCGTTTTCGCTGAATGGCCAAGCTGCCGGGCTGAAGTACGGGCGCAATCTCGCTGCGGTGTCGGGCTCGTTTGCGCTCAATGGCCAGTCAATAACGCTGACCTACAGCGGCGCCGGGCCAAAGGTCATGGTTGCCGATGCGGGCGTTTTCTCGCTTGCCGGTCAAACGCTGACGCTGCGGCACAACCGGACTGTGACGGCGGGCCTCGGGGCCTTTGCTCTGGACGGTCAAAACGTGTCGCTCGCCTATTCGGGCGGCTATCGCCTTGGCGCTGACGCGGGGCAATTTGCCCTGACCGGTCAAACGGTTGGGCTCGCTATCGGGCAGTTTTGGGCGGTTCAAGGCCCAACGTCCGAAACCTGGACGGCCACAACGCCTAACCCTGCTGTCTGGACGGTGCAATGAAGCTGGCCATCGACAACACGTTTGCAGCGCGCTCGGTCGTGCGTCGTCGCAATGCTCCGAGCCTTCCGGCGGAACCGGCGTTTAAGTGTGACGGGGGCCGTGCGGCCTGGAACGCG